ACCGCGACGAGGTTGAAAGCCTGTCGAGCGATTTAAGGCGCGTTGACCAGCTATCCGATGCTCGGGGAGAACCGGAGTTCCACCCCGAACGCCAAGGTGCATTGCGCCGCGTCCTCTTGCTTGAGGAATATGTCTGCTTCGACGCGGACGGTGATGGAATAGCTGAACGGCTGTGCATCCACCGCGTTGGCGACACGATCCTTCGTATCGAGCCGACCGATTATCACCCGTTCACGCTCTACTGCCCGTTCCCGATGCCCGGACGCGCCACTGGTCACGCCTTGGCCGAGAAGGTCACGGACATTCAGCGGGTCAACACGGTGCTCAACCGATTGGCTCTGGATGGCCTCTACTGCAACCTCGCACCGGGCTACATCGTCCCTGATCCTGCGGTAAATGATAACACCTATGATGACCTGCTGACGGTTCGCCCCAACAGGATTATCCGCACCACCGGCAACGGCGAGATCATGCCGGAAGCCAAGAACGATGTCTCGGCAATCGCTTTCCAGGCGATGGAGTTCATGATCGGGCAGCGCGAGGCGCGCACCGGCATTACCCGTCTGAACCAAGGCTTGGACGCCGACGCCCTCAACAAGACCGCTACTGGCACCGCCCTGATGCAGGCGCAGGGCCAGCAGATGGAAGAATACCTGGCCCGCAACTTCGCCGAGGCCCTGTCCCGGTTGATGCGGCTGAAGCTGAAGCTGCTGTCGCGCTATGGTTCGCCCATTCGTTTGAGAGTTGACGGCCAGTATCGCGAGATCGACCCGCGCTCGTGGGGCGAGGACATGGACGTGATTATCCGCGTCGGCCTTGGCTCTGGGCGCAAGGAGCAGCGCCTCGCCTACCGGATGCAGATGCTTGGCGTGCAGCAGCAGGTTATGATGTCCCAGCTTCCGATTGTGACGCCGGAGCATATCTACAAGTCGATTGCCGGATTGGTGAGAGACGCCAACCTTGGCTCGCCGGCAGACTATGTTCTCGACCCCGAGACGCTGAAAGACCCGCAGACGGGCGAGATGCCTCCTCAACCGCCCTCGGCTGATGAGCAGAAGGCACAGGCCGAAATGCAGATGCAGGCGGCCAAGATGCAGGGCGACCAGCAACTCCAGGCCCAGAAGCTCGACGGGATGCGGCAGGAAGCGATGCTGAAGGCCGATCTTGCAAGGCAAGTCGCTGAGACAGACGCCCAACTGGCGAGGGACAAGGCAGAGTTCGAGGCTCAGCAGGCTCGCGACAAGTTCGAGTTCGAGAAGCAACTAGCGGTTGAAAAGCTGCGGTTTGAAGAACGCCGGTCACAAGCCGACGCGGCCCGCAGGGACAAGGAAACTGACGCCAAGGTGAGTGCTAATCGGCCCGGTGGAAAGCTCGATGAGTAGGGAAACGCCCAAGCAATACAGCGCCCGACGCGTCCGCACCGCCATTGAGCGCGCAAAGGCGGCGATCATGGAGATACAAGAAGAGTTGGCCGACTTCAGGGGCGACCCTGCGGACTACCAGCAACTGACCGATAGCGCGTTGGCGAAGCTCGATACCGCGTGGCGGATGGCATCTCAGCGCGAGCAGCACTACGCGTGGGAGTTGCTCGATGAGTAGCCTGCGCGACGAGATGGAGGCCGCGTTCACCCGCGTCTATTTCGCCGACCGCAAGGACCGCATCGCCAAGGAAATGGCCGAAGCTGCGATAGCCGTCCTCGCCAAGGCAACGCCCAAGCAAATCCGGGAGCTGGTCAATGGATGACGCCGCAGCAGCAGCCCGTGGCACAAGGGCGAGAGCATATCGCGACGAGTTCCTGGGGCCTGCCATTGACGGCCAGCGGGACGCTTACGGCAAGCGCATCATCGAGATTGCGTCAACCGAGCTGGACCCGAGAACGCGCAACGACAAGCTGACAGCCCTGTCATTCGCCCTGCGTGTGCTTGAGAACGTGGCGAGCGGTATCGACGCGGCCATTCGTGACGGTGAGATTGCCGAAACCAACTTGATGAAAAGCGACAGGATCGAGCGGATGACGCCTGAAAAGCGGCGGCTCTTCTCGATAGCACCTACGAGATAAATGCCGACCATCGGCGGGCTGTCGGGCGGCCCACTGACACTAGGCAGCCTGCCTGATTACAGGGCAGTCTTTCCGCAGCCTCGCTGGTCGCCAATGGGAAGCATCCAGGCCACGCCCAAGTCAATCGGCGGAGCGATCGAAGGCGGGATTGCCAAGGCGCTTAACAAGTTCGGGATGAGTGAAAAGCGGGCGGCACAATACGGCCAGCGGATCATGGCCCCGCTCAATGACGTGACGCCGGTTGGCAATGTCACGGGCATGGAAGAGGGCGGGAGTCAGTTCCTCGGCGGCCTGTCACGCGGCGACTTGCGCTCGATGGCGCTTGGGGCTGGTGTATTCGGCCTGTCGGCGTTGCCGGGGCCGGGTGGAAAGATCGCCAAGCGAGCCGGAAAGGGCATGTTCGGGCGGATGCTGCGCGATGAGTCCGGCGCAATCCGCGCATGGCATGGCAGCCCGCATGATTTCGACCGCTTCGATATGTCGAAGATCGGCACGGGCGAAGGGGCGCAGGCTTACGGGCATGGGCTGTATTTCGCGGAGAATCCGGCTGTCGCGGCAGAATACCAGCGCAATTTGGCGCCCAGCTTTCTTAAGTGGAGAGACGGCGGCTTAAGCCATGTAACATCGGGCTCTGGCGAGAACCTTGCCCTACAGGCGGTGGCCGATGCCGGAAGCGATCATAGCAAAGCCAAGACGGCGCTCGAAAGCCTTATTGCCGAGCGAACAAGGCTGGATTCAGGTTTCAAGTCCACGACAGCCGACAAGGCTCGCCAAACACTAGATCGAATTGCCAGCGGGGAACTAGCTCCACATCATTCG